TCAGGCCGCCCTGCGCGCCGGCTCATCCGTCCGGCTACGAGCGGCCTTCGTCAGCTCCGTCTTGACCCGTCGGAGCATCTTGGTCTGGTAGGCCGTCAGCGGAGGCGCGGTGGCCAACTGCCGCTCCACCCAGGAGGCCTCCAGACGCTCGCGCTCGGCGAAGGCCATCTGGTCCCGCACAAGGCCCTGGACGAGCTTCCGCATCGCCGGAGACCTGAGAGACCTCCCACTCACCCGCAGGTCGTAGGAGACCCGCCTGAAGCCCGCAGGGGCCTTCGGGTCGATGACGACGAGGCGCTTCGGTATCGCAGGCATACGGAAATGCTGTCACCCATACGAGTGACAGCACAACTCCCGCTTGTCCCCTCGAATTCTCTCCAGGAATTGTTGGAGAGATTAGGCGGACTGCTCCGCCACCTCAGGCCAATCCGTCATCAAGATCTGGTTCACGAGGGAGCCGACGTTGAAGTCCCGCTTCGTCGGGTCGAAGACGACGAACGAGCAGCCGAGCCGGTCCTCGATCAGGGTCCTCCGCCACCACTCGGCGTTCCGGTCACGCCCGGAGTCGTTCAGACGGTCACGCTCGACCACCAGGTTGAGCGCTGGAATGTAGGCGTCCACAACGTGATCGCCGACCCTGTACTCCTCGTAGACCCGGACCGGCTTCAGGGCGGCCATGACGATCCGGAGGGCTTCCGCCTCTGCCGTCGGGACGCACACCACTTCCATGTCCAGCTCATGGGCCAGGTTCACGGCGGCGGCCCGACGTGAATTCGCCACCAGGCGCCGCAGACCGTCCTTGGTCACGGCCGTGGTCATGGTTCGGGCCCGGGGGCCGGTCTCACCGAAGACCTCCCACGGGACGCGCTGCTTCATCTCACGGGGGACTTTGCGATGCCCCTTTCCGTACGCACTGATCGTCCCGTACCCCAGGACCCGGATGGCGTCCCAAAGCGAGTAGCACGTCTCGTCATCTAGCTCTACTGTGCGAACACGGCTAAGATCGTCCACAGGTTTCCCCAAACCTAGCGTCAGGTGTTACAGCACCCGATTCGGTCTCTCCCGAGAGATATTTAAAAAGCCGAAGGCCCACCTCTTCCCTGAAGGTGGGCCTTCGTCGTGCGGCCTTGAACATGGTAGCCGTTTTAGGTGACTGGACGCGCCCTGTCCGATACTTGGCGCATTCGTTCCTTCAAGGATTCACGGAGCACTCACGGCGAGGCAATTTAAAAAGGCGACTGCCGCGCATCGCCGGTGAATGCGTCGATCTGAATGCACCGGCAGTACTCCCAGCGCAGCGGATCCTCGGGGCTCAGGGCTAGCATCCGGGTCGCCTCCGGGTCCCCCTGCTCCCGGAGGGTCAGAGCCCGCTTCGAGGCTTGCTGGAACCCCACGAGCGTCAACTCGAAGCCGTCCTCGGTCTCCCTCAGTCCATGGCGCCTCAGGGCCTCCTGGCGTGCTTCAGGGAGCATCAGACGGTGGGAACCTGAGTACCAGTGTGGCTCTCGTCCTCTACCGGATCGCCGTCGAACAACCTCCACTCAGGGTGGAAGTCGGGGTGCTCGGCGTATGCGGCAACGAGTTCCCAGATCACTGGACTACGACGGCGCTGCGACTGCTCGCTGTACACCTCTCCGGCGAGCTTCTGCCAGCGGGAGCGCCCCTCGCTGGCCTCTGCCCTTCGCGGCATCTCAGTCACCCAGTCCATGAGCCGGCGCTTCGCCTCGACATCGGCAAGAACCCGGTCCCGCAGGCGCTGCACGTCCGGGTTCTTGCCGGGCTTCAGCGCTTTGGCAGCAGTCTCGTCTTCATGAAGACGGGCCGTAAGGAACTCCATCATGACCGCGAAGTCGTCTCGGCTCATCGCTGCCCCCTTGGTTGGTATGCATGGAGAGGTCATCATCCACCGAGTAGGTCGCCCTGTGGCGCCCCAAGGCCTACTGCCGGATCTCCTCGGGACTCACAGGACGGCACTGGCCAGGGTGCTCCTGCTGCGCCGCCTACGGGCCTTGTCGATGCGGGCCTGGGTCCTGGCGTCCACGACGGCCTCCTCGTTCGGCGGCCGCCCGTACGTCGACTCGAAGATCCGCGGGTCGCCCTCGCACAGGGTGCGGAGCAGACGGTCGTCCTCGGTCTCGTCGTCGGCGCGAGCCGGCTGGGCCGGAAGCACCTCGGGAACCTTCGGCATCTCGGGCTCCTTGGTGACCCGGCGGACCATGAGGGCCAGCTCCTCGGGCGTCGGCTGCTTGGCGACCTCCCGCCTGGGCAGCCCGGCCATCTCTCGGACCTCGTCCTCGGTCAGGGACTGGCCCGCATCGAACCACCGGCGCCAGTCGGCCTCAGAGGCGCCCGCGAAGGTGTGGAGGAGCTTCTCCAGGTCCTTGCGGTGCCCGCGGCTCTCCGCCTCGGCCAGGACGCTCTGGAGGTACGCGGCGTACTGGGCAGAGTTCCGGCTCCGACGGCGGACCTCGATCTCCTCGAAGGAGGCCGGGCGCTGGATACGCTCCTGCTCCTCGGCGTGCCTCTTCTGAAGCGCTCGGGCCCGGCACCGCAGATCCTCCCGGCCCATGGTCTCCACGACCTGGAGCGGGACCGACCAATCCAGGGTGTACACCGTGGCCCTGGCCTTCCCGGCCTTCGTGAGGACCGCGTGGTCCACGAGCTTCTTGGCCAGCCGGGCGGCCTTCTTCTCATCGCCGACCAGAGCAGTCCAGGCCTTCGCCGTCAGGGTCACCGTCTGGAAGCCCAGGATCATCCCGACCCGCCAACCCTCGGAGCCCAGCTCGGTCTTCGCCCGACGCCACAGGTCCAGGCCCGGGTCTGCCAGGGCCATGACCCGCTCGTCGAAGAATCCCCCCGCGAACCGCACACGGTGTACTTCAAGGTCCTCAAGACCCTTCAGGGTCTTGTCCCCCAGGGGGATAGGGGTCTTATAGGTAGAGGTGTTGGTGTGCGGAAGACGGGGGGATTCGGCGAGGGTGTACTCGCCCTTCTCCCGGCCCTCGGAGGACCAACTCGTCCCGCGCTCGACGGTCTTGACCAGACCGTACGGGGAGAGGCCTCCGTCGGCCGAGGACGAGATCTCCCAGACCTGCTCCTGGTGGAGGCCGGAGGCGATCGAGAGGGCCCGGATGCCCTTGACGGGCCCTCGGAGGAGCGCGAAAGCGATGCGGCACTCCTGGACGGAGTCCGGGTGCTCGGCAAGGACATCGAGGATGGGAAGCAATCGCTCCGGGAATTCCTGGGGAGCGATTCGACCCGAGGCGTCCTGGACGCTAGAATCGGGGAACATCTTCATTGGTGCTCCGGTCTCTTGGACGTGGACGGAGTGCCGGTCTCGGAGAGGTGGAGGACCTCCCGGACCAACCGAAGGCCGAATTTAAAAACGGCCCTCTGACGCGGCCCCTGGGGTTACCAGCCCCGGGGGCCTCGTTGCGTCTGCGGCCATGGTACGCACGCGGATAGCCCGTCCGCCAACACTCGAAATTGCCCCAGAAATCCTCGCAACACCCTCCCTCCAAGGAAAGTCCGAGGAGGGCCAATAGGAATCAACGAATGTGCTCTAAGGGCTCCTGAGGGCCGCTATCCACCCCCATTGAGTGGTAATGTAGAGCTATCGCACAGAGCGATATCGACTCCGCTGGAGGCCCCCGCATGGGGATGGCCTCCATGCGTTGCAGTCGAAGGGATACCGATGGCCACCATCGCTCCCCCGGATGAGCTGATACTCACCGAGTCCCGCACCATGCGGATGCAGACCATCGAGCACACGGACGTGCTCGGCAGAGTCAAGACTCTGGTGACCCTGCCGGACTCCTTCCACGTCACCACCGAGATGGTGGCCTCGTACTACGAGGTCCCGGTCTCGACTCTGGACTCCCTGGTCTCGGCGAACTTTGAGGAGCTGACCGAGAACGGCCGCCGCGTCCTTCAGGGCTCCGAGTTGACGGCGTTTGCGACTCCGTTCGGCGGAGTCGCAAATCTGGGTCTCAGCCCGAAGGCCCGCTCCCTCGCGGTCTTCAACCGCAGGGCGGTCCTCAACGTCGGTCAGCTCCTGACCAAGTCCGAGGTTGCCCGCGCGGTCCGGACCCAGCTCCTGAACGTCCAGGAGTCCTCCGCTCCCCGCATCCCGGGCTCCTTCGCCGAAGCCCTGGAGCTGGCCGCCGCGCAGGCCCGTGAGCTGGAGCAGACCCAAGCCGCCCTGGAGGTGGCCGCCCCGAAGGCCGAGGCCCATGACCGCTTGATCGCCAACGGCGACGACAGGATCCTCAACCTCATCGCCCAGGAGCTGGGCGTCATGGTGACGCGCCTTCGCCAGCAGCTCATCGACTGGGGATGGATCTACGTCCGCACGGCGGACTGCGGAGCCCTTCAGTACGTCCCCTACGCCGCCAAGCGCGAGTACTTCTCCCTGAAGGAGAGGGAGATCCCGCACAACAGCCGTGAGGGCTGCTGGCACGTCACGCTCCAGGCGACGCCCAGGGGGCGTGAGGCCATCCGTCGGAAGCTCAACCAGGGGACCGCTGGGCCGGCTGCCCCGACGCCCTCCCGCGCCATCGCCCCTACTCCCACCGAGGCCGAGATCTTCCAGATGGTCCGGAGGGGTGCCTGATGGAGAACAGCATCCTGCGTCCGGCCGACCCTGCGCTCGACCAGGTCCTTCGTGACACCGAGTTGGTCCAGTCCGCCCGGCTCGTCTGGGCCCACCTGCACAACCGCCCCTCCGGTCAGCGCAAGGCCACCATCGTCCGTGCCCTCGGGGTGGACAAGGCCGTGGTCTACCGCGCGATCAAGGCCCTCACCGAGCGCGGTCTGGTCTGCGACGACGACGGTGTCTGGACCGCCATCGCGCCGAAGGGGGAGGTCCGATGAGCATCACCGAGTACGACCCCTGGGAGCGCTACATCGTCGCCTACGACTCGCGGAAGGTCCAGCAGATCCAGGTCCGCGAGCACATCGACGGCCTCGACCTGGTGGAGACCGTCACCGTGAAGCCCTACCGGGTCTGGGAGAAGACCGACGACGGGCTGGTGGAGCTGCATGGCGAGGACGCCCAGCAGGCCATGACCGACTTCTGGGCCCAAGGCGACCACGAGAACAACATCAACGGGGAGAACAGCCGATGACCAGCCCGACCATCACCCTCGACCACCTGATCCAGACCCGGCTCTCCGAGATCGCCGAGGACGCCTGGCGCGATCACCGTGTCATGCCCGTCAAGAGCGGTGACGGCCGCGTCCTCGAACTCGGTACGGGCGCTGTGCCGGAGCTGTGGACCTGCATGGCCGACCACGGGTACGGCGTCTGCAACGAGCCCCTGGTGACCCATCAGCAGGCCAGCACGCTCACGGGGATGTACGCGGACGACGAGCCCGTTCCGGACCCGCAGATCCCGCCGGTGGAGATCGCGTTGCTCGACCCGTCCAGGGGCTGCTTCTTGCCGGACGTGCTGTTCCACTTCAGCGACGTCGTCCGCGAGTACCGGAAGGCGCAGGGCTGATGATGCAGATGAACCCTCACAGCCTCGGGCACGCCTTCCACGCCCTCGCCGCGCTGATCGTCATCGGCTGGATCGTCATGGTGATCCGCGACATGCGGAGGGCCCGGTGACCGAGTGCGCCCTCTGCGGACGGGACAGCGACCTCCCCCGGACCTGCCGTCCGTGCCGGAACAGGGTCCGCGGGCTTCTCCTCGGCCTCCCGGAGGCGGTCGTCCAGTGCTGGATGGCCCGGCACCGCGTGCAGCGGGGCACCAGCAACGAGCGGGTCTCGGCGTCGAAGGAGGCACCGATCCCTCTGCGGCTCGACGTCCTGAACCTGCTCGGCCCAAGCGCTGACGCGGTGCTGACGGGCGAGGATCAGGAGGGCCCGGTGCCCGCCGTCGGCGTCCTGAGCACCTGGGCGGACCTCGTGGCCGAGCAGACCCGTCAGAAGCCCGTCAGCCACACCGTCAGCACGCTGACGCAGTTCCTGCTGGGCCACGTGGAGTGGGCCTGCCGCCAGGAGTGGGCTTCCGACTTCGCGGAGGAGCTGGAGGGCCTCACGAAGACCCTCCGACGGGTCTCGGGCGTCGAGCCCGTCAGGATCCTGCTGCCCGTCACCTGCCCCACGTGCGATCTGCGCACGATGGTCCGGGAGGAGAGCAGCGGGTGGGCGGCCGAATGCCGGTACTGCCCGGCGGTGAAGCTCAGCACCCGGGAGTACGCCCAGTTGGTCGCCGAGCAGGCTCGGGCCGTCAGCACGCCCGGGGAGGTCTGACGCACGTGCGTCTCCGCAAGAGCCCCGCGCCCTCCAAGGACGCGGGGTCTTCCCCGTCTTCCGTCAGCCGGACCGACAAGGTCCTCCTGACGCTCGCCCTCGTCGCCGGAATCGCCGTGACGGCAGCCGGCGAGTGGGAGCTGGCCCGCCAGGTCGGGATCTCTCCCGTGGTCGCACCCCTGCTGGCCGTCGTGATCGACACCTACGTGATCGCGGCTGTACGAGCGGGCCAGGGCCGAGACATCGCCGCTGCCCTGGTGATGATGGCCGGAGCCCAGGTAGCAGCTCACCTGCTCTCGACTGACCACATCGGCTCCTCGGTCGCCTTGGTGGCCGCCGTCAGCCTCGTGGCACCCGTGGTGATCTGGCGGGTCCACGCACTTGCCGGGGTCGGGAAGGCCGTCGTCGCCCAGAGGACGCCGGAGCCGACGGTGAACGTCAGTCGGGTCGGCGCTCCCCCATGGAAGCCCTCAACACCCAAGTGGTCTCCGGCTCTCCAGGCGTCCGACGTCAAGGCCGCCAGCCCTGCTCTGCCGCCCCGCCCGGAGGTGGTGACGGCCCGCGTCAGCCCTGAGCCGGAGGAGAGCCCGCAGAAGCCCACAGCCGACCAGATCGTCCGACGGCTCTACGACTCCCTCGGCGACAAGCGGCCAGGGACCGGGCACATCCGTGACGCCCTGAAGGCCGCGGGTCTCCCCTGCTCTGACGGGACTTGCCGGGAAGCGCGCAAGCGTGTGGAGGCCACGGAACCGGCTCTGAAGGCCCTGCCGCCCGCCTGACGACCGTCGCGGCGGAGGGGTCAGAGGCAGGACCCCTCCTGCTCGACGCTGTCAGGCCGGATGCATGCCGTACCAGCGGCGTACTCGCCAGTGCGGTCATACACCTGCAAGACCGCCGTCTCGTCGATGTCCCACCAGGCCGCGAGGGCCTCAGCCATGTGCTGGCTCTGCGTCTCCAGGCCCATCATCTTGTCGACTTCCGCCTGGTCGCCGCCGTCTATGGCCTCGTAGTCGACGGTGGGGTAGTCGGAGCTGGCCTCCAGAGCCGGGTAGGCCAGCTTGCGCTCATAGCCCCGCCACCCCTTGAGGTGCTGCACGGCCTTCTTCTGCTCGGCGGTCCCGTGCTTGGCCACGAACGCCTTGAACTGGTCGAAGGTGCCTGGCGTGTCGGCGATCTCGGCGAGCGACAAGGTGACCTTCTCCGGCTCGGGGCTGGCCGGTTTCTCCGACTTCTCCGCGACAGGCTCCTCAGGCGAGGGGCTGACAGGCTTGGGCGAGGCGGCCGTGGCGCTCGCAGTCACACTGGGCTTGGCCTTTGGCGCTGCGTCCGACGGGGCATCGTCGTCACCGCAGCCCGCCAGTGTCGCCAGGAGGAGACCCACCACGACGACGCCGGACACGAGAGTCGACTCGTTCTTCCTCCTGCTGATGCCCACGTACATGCCCTCCGTTGAGTACTGGAAGGGCCACTAGCAGGCGTCACCGCAAGCAGAAGAAGCACCCTCACCCCGTGACGCGCGATCGTACATGTGGGCAACTCGTGAAGAGATCACGACCCTTGCGTGCGGGACGCCCTTCGTGGACCCACTTGCCAGCGGCCCCTCACAGCCACCACTTGACCGCCATCAGACGTCTACACTCCGGCACACACCACCTGGGGGGGCTGTGTACAGACGTCGCACGATGACCACCATGCTTCTTGTAGCAGTCGCCATCGTCACCGCCTGCTCGTCGGACGATGAACGCTCCGACTCGTACTGGGACGGCTACCACACGGGCTACAAGATCGCGTCCGACTACGCCAAGCGCACCGGCGACACGGAGTTCTCGTACTGCCTATCCGAAGAGGCTGTCGCCTCCATGTGTGATCACCCATGGGACCGCCGTTATCCGGAGAGCGTGGGACGACGTGACTGTGCGGAGCGCATGCCCGACGGCCTGAGCACGGATGAGCGGGCCGCATGGAACGAGGGCTGTGTTGTCGGCGTGACCCTCGAAGTACCGGACACCGTCGAGTACGGGCCTGACCCGTCCCCAGGGGAGACGAGCCCGTGAGCGGTTCGGGCAGTGGCCGGCTTGCTGGTAGGCACCGTGGTGTGGTGCCACAGCACGGCATAGAGTCCGAAGAAGTCATGACAGAGGGGGGCGCATGGCACAGAGGAAATACGACAACGCCACACTCGCAGGGCTGATGACGCTGTGCCGGGGCTACTGCTACTGGCCCGGATGCACGAGCCGCGTCATCACGATGGTCAACGGCGTACCGAAGCTAAACGCGGAGATCGCCCACATCCGGGCCATCAACCCCGGCGGGAAACGGTTCGACGCCACATGGTCCGTCCCACAGCGCAACAGTTTCAAGAACCTGCTGCTGTTGTGCGTCCCTCACCACACCACCATCGACGGCGCCAGCAGCGCCGACTACCCGGTGGAGCTTCTCGAAGAGTGGAAGACCAGCCGGGAAGGGGAAAGCGTCGAAGCACTTGAGGGGCTGAACGGGCTGACCGAAGCCCGTCTGGGCGAGATGCTCGCCGAGGCCCAGGGGGAGTTCCTCGACCAGGTCCGTCCGGCACTGGCCGAGTTCTCCAAGACCGCTCCGGAGCTGGCCAGCCTCCTCAACACCCTGCTGGATGAGCTGGCCGACCCCCGCGTCCACGGCTTCGGTATCAGCCCCGACGCCATAGAGCTCTTCAGTCACTCTGCACGGTCGTTGGGCAGCTTCGAGGACAACGTCCACGTCCTGGCCAGCGCCGCCGACAAACTCGGCGGCTTGGAGGACAAGACCGCTGGACTGATGGAAGCCGCAAGACGGTTGCAATCCGCTGCGTCCGCGATCCAAAGCAGTATCGCCGACCTGCCGCGAGGCCGCTGGTGATGTTCAAGACAACGGCTCTGAGGCCGACGGCAGCCGTCCGGAGGATCCGCTGATCCGTGGGCAGATGGCCTAGGCCGCCGTTATGGTGGAACCACACCCTAGGGGGTCCATGGATGCCCTAGGAGAAGAGACGGGCCGCCCCCGAAGGAGCGGCCCCAGACGGACGCCGGACTCAGCCCGACAGGTAGGCCGCCAACTGGATGGTCAGATCCAGAAGCGCCACGTACAACGCCAGCCAGGCCGGGTCCGGCGGTTCGCTTTCCCATCCCGACACGGGATTCCTCCTCTCAACAACCCGATGACATGTGGGTGCCGAGCCACCTGCACGCCCGACCGGCCGGGGCGTAGAGGAGTGGAGAGTGGAAAACGTCCGTGGCCACACTCTAGGACCGAACGTTGATCAGATTGGGCCGCTGTGCAAAACCAGCCACCCCACAGCGATGGAAATGCGCGTTCTTGTCGCCGACACCTTCGTCATGGCGGCCACCACGTGCGTCGATGCGCCATCGGGCCCGGTGACGGCCGCACCCGGGCCCTTTACGCGGGCCTGCCACCCGACGAAGACGCCTGCGAAGGAACGGAGGCGGGACTGCGCCAGGTCGTCATCCACGCCTGGTGGTGGCTCAACTACGAGCCGGCCTACTCCGATGTCATGGGGCCCGCCAACAACACAGGTACTTGCTTTCCCTAACGAACGACCGCATAATCGAACGCAGCAGGATACGTACGTCCTCGTGCAGGCCCCGACGTCTTTGACGGACCGGGGCCTCTCGCATGTACGGGAGGGCTTCAGTGGAGGACGAACTCTGGCTGACGGCCCGAGAGGCCGCCGAACACTGTGGCGTCAGCCTGGTGACGGTCTACTCGTGGGTCCGCCGAGGCCACCTGAAAGTCGAAGGCCTCGATCACCGAGGCCAGAAGCTCTTCCGTCACCTGGACGTCGCGAGGGCCGAGAAGGCCACTCGGGCCAAGGCCAAGCGGGTACTGGTCCCGGCGGCCTGATCCCGACGACCGCCTGGCTTTCAGGACGTCGTGTTCTCCGACTGCTGTTGGGGCACCGCTCCGTTGGCGCTGGGCTGCACCAGAGGGTCAGCCGGCTTCAGCACGCCACCCAACTCTGGCAGCTTCGCCGCCGAGAACTTGAGGATCAGCGCCGCCTGGAGATGGGCCTTGAGTGCTGGATCATCGACGTCTTCCAAAAGCCGGATCGCCTGACCGGCATCCCGCTCGACCTTCATGTCCTGGCGGAGCGACTGGGTCTGCGACTCCATGTGCTTCAGCGCCTGATCGGCCCGCCGGTGGAACAAGGTGCCAATCACCGTCATCAGGAGTCCGGCCACGCTCGCCGTGACGGACGCGTACTGGTCTCCGGTGCTCTCGGCCTTGAAGATCGCCATGCCGATGCCGGAAAGCAGTACCAGTCCGCCCACCACGGAGCAGGTGAGACTGACGCTGAAACTGCGGCGGGCCTGGGTGAGCCCGTACGCGTAGTACTCGATGAGCAGCTTCGCGAACCGCGTCTGCGCCTCATCGACCTTCGGCTGACCTTCTCCACCTTCGTTGTCCTCGCCGGACGCAACCCCGGGAGTATCCGGCCTGGGCCGCTGCTGACGATCAACGCCAGTGACATCCGGCCTGGAGCTTTGGTGACGATCAACACCAGTGGCATATGAGGGCTGAGGTACCAACCGAGCGTTGCCGCGCCGACTCTCCTCAACGGCTTCTCCGAGCACTTCATGACGCAACCGCTGCCGCTCGACATTCACGTCTTGATCTGGACGCCTGAATGCCCAGACAGCCGTGGCTAGGCCAGCGATCGCAGGAACAATGCTGAACCAGGTGATCACGCTGTCTGCGTCCATGCACATCACGATGCCAGGCCTTGCGCATTCGCGGCTCAGATTCTCGGACATGACGCCCGTCAGTCCGACCGGTAACGCGTCATCCCACGCACGTGAGGGGGTGAGCCGGCTGTGGCCCGAACCTTCTCCGCCGAGGACGAGGAGCAGCTCCGTCAGCTCCACGCTGACGGCGTCAGCAGGAACGAGATCGCCCGTCGGTTGGAGTGGTCCGTCGCGACCATCACCAACCACGCGAACCGCCTCGGGCTCGCCTTCGACCGGGAGGCCACCAGGGCCGCCACTGACGCCCGTCAGGTCGATCTGAAGGACAGGCGTCAGCGGATCCAGGGACAGCTTCTGGATCTGGCCGAGAGGTCGATCGAGAGGGCCCAGGAGCGGTACCTCGTTCACGGGTGGACCCACACCGGGGAGAGCGTGGCCGAGTGGCTCCAGCAGCCCCCGGCGAAGGAGACGAAGGACCTGACGACCTCAGCAGTCCAGGCCCTGAACGGGGCCCTGAAGCTCGCCCAGGTCGACGCCGGGGACACGGGCCGGGAAGAGGCCGCGGGCTTCCTCCAGAGCCTCAGTGACGCCATGGCGTCCGCTGCCCGGGAGCTTGGGGGCGACGATGCCGACGAGTACGGCTCGTAGCACCCAGTTTCTTCTGGAGCGCTTCTCCCCCAAGCAGATCCGCAGCATCGCGGCGGCCACCCGGAGGATCAACCTCTGGGAGGGCGCGGTCTCCTCGGGCAAGACCATCGCGTCGGCGTGGGCCTGGATGATGTTCGTCCCCCGGGCATCCACCACCGGCGAGCTGGTCATGATCGGCAAGACCCGGGACTCCCTGTACCGCAACGTCCTCCAGCCGCTGATGAACCCGGAGTTTTTCGGGGAGCTGGCCGCTCAGGTCGAGTACACGCCGGGCGCACCGACGTGCCGCATCTTCGGCCGGCTCGTCCACGTGATCGGCGCGAACGACATCAAGGCCGAGAACAAGATCCGGGGCATGACGTGCGCAGGGGCGTACGTGGACGAGGCGACCCTTCTCCCCGAGGTCTTCTGGGACATGCTCCTGACCCGCATGCGCGCGGTCGGGGCGAGGATCTACGGCTCGACCAACCCGGACGCGCCCACGCACTGGTTGAAGGCCAAGTTCATCGACGACACCGTTCAGCGGGCGTCCATGAAGGTCTTCAGCTTCGAGCTGGACGACAACGTTCATCTGGATCCCGCGTACGTCGCGCACATCAAGGCCAGCAACGTCGGCCTCTTCTACAAGCGCTTCGTCCTCGGTCAGTGGGTCGCGGCCCAGGGCGCGATCTACGACATGTTCGACACCTCCACCCAGGTCGTCGACATCCTTCCGCAGATCCGCCGCTGGGTCTCGGTGGGTATCGACTACGGGGCGACGAACCCGACCCACGCGGTCCTGATCGGGCTGGGCGAGGACCGACGGCTCTACGTCGCCTCGGAGTACCGGTACAAGAAGGACTCCGGGAGCCTCTCCCTGACCCAGGCCGAGGCCTCCAAACGCGTCGCGAGCTGGTTGGACAACGTGCCCCAGCACGGCCGCGTACGGCCTCAGTACGTCGTGGTGGACCCCAGCGCGGCGAGCTTCATCTCCCAGCTCCGCCAGGACGGCCTGAACCCCACGGCGGCCGACAACGCGGTGATCGACGGCATCCGTCTCGTCTCCAACCTCCTGGCGAACAGGCAGCTCATGATCCACAGCTCCTGTCGGGAGCTGCTCAAGGAGATGGGCTCCTACACCTGGGACCCCAAGGCCGCCCTGGATGGCCAGGACGCGCCCCTGAAGCAGAACGACCACGGCGTGGACGCCATGCGCTACGCCCTCAAGACCACCCAGCTCCTCTGGCGGAACCAGATCCGACGGGCTGCATGACGACATGAGGACGGGGGTGATCCCCGGTGCCTCTGCCTGTCGGCGGCAAGACCCTCTGGCCCCCGCCCGAGCTGGACCCGGTGGCCCGCAAACTGACCGAATGGACCGCCTGGTACTCCGGCGACCCGGACGCCCTCACGGGCTTCTACAGCGGAGCAGGCTCGCTCACGCACCCGACGGCCCAGGCGTTCTTCGCGAGCGAAAAGCCCCGAGGGGCAGGCCCGACCACGGCGCCCAGGACCTTCTGGGGCCAGACTCTGACGCCTGGGACGCTGCGGACCAAGCTCCACGTCCCGGTGGCCGCCGACATCGCCGAGCTGAGCGCCAAGCTCCTCTTCGCAGAGATGCCGACGTTCACCTCCACGGACAGCACCACCCAGAAGGAGCTGGACGCCTACCAGACGGACGGGATGCACGCCGCCCTACAGCAGGCCGCCGAGATCTGCTCCGCCCTGGGAGGCGTCTTCCTGAAGGTCGTCTGGGACCAGACCCAGGCCGACCGCCCGTGGCTCGTCCCGGAGCGTCCGGAGAACGCCGTCTGCTCCTGGGCCTGGGATCGCCTCCAGAGCGTGACCTTCTGGGACATCGTGCACCAGGACAACGAGGACACTCTCCGGCTCCTGGAGCTGCACGAGCGCGGCTCGATCTCCTACGGCTTGTACAAGGGCACCGTCACCGAGCTGGGCGAGCGGATCCCACTCTCGGCCTTCGAGGGCACCGCGGATCTCGCCGAGCTGTACGGCGACCAGGGCGTGCTGCTGACCAACCTCCCCTGGCTCACGGCCGCGTACGTCCCCAACGTCAAGCCCAACCGCATCTGGGCCGGCTGTCGGGCAGCGGTGAACCTCGGCCGCTCCGACCTCGCCGGGGTCGAGCTGCTGATGGACGCCCTGGCCGAGACGTACACGAGCCTGATGCGGGACCTGCGTCTCGGCAAGAGCCGGATCATCGTCCCGGAAGCGGCCCTGGAGGTCGACGGACCGGGCAAGGCCGCCCGCTTCGACATGGAGCGCGAGGCGTTCGTGGGCATCCAGTCGCTGGACGCCACGGTCACGATGAACCAGTTCGACATCCGCGTGGACCAGCACCTTGCCACGGCAGAGGCCTTGTTCGAGCAGATCGTCTCCAGCGCGGGCTACTCGGTGCAGAGCTTCGGCGGCAAGGGCGACGTGGCGGCCGTGACGGCTACCGAGGTCCAGGCCCGCAAGGAGCAGAGCCTGAGCACCCGGGGCCAGAAGATCCTTTACTGGCGCCCTGCCCTCCAAGGGCTCTTCCAGGCCCTCCTGGGCATCGACCGCGAGGTGTTCGGCATCCGATCCAACCCGGAGGCCGGTATCGACGTGGCGTTTCCGACGGCCGTCCAACCCTCCCTGAAGGAGATGGCGGAGACCCTGACGGTCCTCGTCTCGGCCAGGGCCATGTCCCTGAAGCTCCGGGTGCAGACCCTGCACCCGACGTGGACCAAGACGCAGGTGGACCAGGAGGTCCAGGCGATCTTGGCCGAGGAGACCCCGGCTCCGACGGCAAGGCTCGTCGCGGAGCCCGCTCCCCTCCCCCAGTGATTCCCTGCCCGGTCGCCAAGGCGTGGCCGGGCTCTTCGACGAGCGTCACAAGGAGGACGACGTCATGGCCACTCCCACCGAACCGCAGAACCCGCAGCAGGGTGCAGGAGACCCGGGCAAGACCCGGGAGACCCAGAACCCCGCACAGCCCGAGGGCGGTCAGCAGGCCGGCTCGCAGGGCCAGGGGGACGGCGGCTCCGGCAAGGCCCCCAAGTTCGAGGGCGAGTACGACCCCGCGAAGGCCGCGCGCCTCGTGGAGAACCTCCGCACGCAGGTCGACGAGGAGAAGACCAAGCGCACTGCCCTGGAGACCCAGTTCTCCGAGTTCATGGGCAAGTTCGGTCAGCTCTTCGGAGGCGGCGAGGAGAAGAAGCTCACTCCCGAGCAGATCGCCCAGAAGGCCCAGGAGTCCGACCAGCAGGCCCGTGCGGCCACCGTGAAGCTCGCGGTGTTCCAGACCGCCGGGAAGCACGGCGCGGACCCGGAGGCCCTGCTCGACTCGGCCTCGTTCGAGCGGGCGATCAACAAGCTCGACCCCACGGCCGACACCTTCGCGGCCAACGTCGAGGCGGCCATCAAGAAGGCCGTGGAGAACAACCCCCGCCTGAAGGCCCAGGGTGCTCCCCCGGTGCCCGCGAAAGGCGGAGTCGACATGGCAGGCGGCACGAGCGGCAAGCGCCAGCTCACCGCTGCCGAGGTGGCCAAGCTCTCCCCCGACGAGCTGGTCAAGGCCCGCGAGGACGGCCTCCTGAAGGACTACCTCGCCTCCTGACGAGAGACACACGCAGGCCCGAGCGGACCTCGCGGACACGGCCTCGTCATTCCCCGGCTGACGCACGAGGTGCACAAGGCCGCGTCCATACCCCTCTGAGACCACTAGGAGATCAACGTGGTTTTCAAGCCCGAGGTCTGGTCCGCCCAGGCCCTCGTCTCCCTCCGCAAGGCGCTCGTGTACGCGGGGCCGCAGGTCGTGAACCACGACTACGAGGGCGAGATCAAGAAGAAGGGTGACACCGTCCACATCAAGATGCTGGGCGACGTCACGGTCAGCTCGTACAACTCCGGCGACACCATCACCTATGAGGACGTCGCCGACGCCGAGGCCACCCTGAAGGTGGACCAGTCGGACAAGTTCTCGTTCAAGGTCGACGACATCGACAAGGCCCAGGCGGGCGACGAGATGGCCCAGCGCATGGACATCGCCGCCTACAACATGGCCGCGAAGGTGGACCAGTACATCGCCGGGTTCTACACCCAGGTCCAGTCCGCCAACGTGATCGACACCACGCCGATCACTGACGGCGACAAGGCGTACAACGGCCTGATCGACCTGGGCGTCAAGCTCGATGAGGCCGACGTCCCGGACATCGGCCGGTACGTCATCGTCCCCCCGTGGTACTACGGCCTGCTGCTCACCAACGACAAGTTCGTCCGCGTGGATGCCTCCGGCGGCGCCGAGGGCCTCCGCAACGGCCGAGTCGGCCAGGTGGACAACATGCTCGTCCTCAAGAGCAACGCGGTCCCGGTCATCACCGGCGACGACTACGCAGTGACGGCGGGCGTCAAGGACGCGATCTCCTTCGCGGACCAGGTCAACGACGTCGAGACCCTGCGCCTGGAGACCACCTTCGCCACCGCCGTGCGTGGCCTGCACCTGTACGGCGCCAAGGTCCTGCGGCCGGACGCGCTGGCCGTCCTGAAGGCCTCCAAGACGGCCCTCTGACGGCCCGTCCCGATCACCTGAGAGGTAACCACCATGGCGCGTACCGCCGTTCCGATCTCCAACCTGGTGGGCAACGGGTCCCTCGCGGACCCGGCCGGGACCACCCTGGACGCCACCAACGACCACTCGATCAGCCTGTCCACGGTGCACTCCGAGGAGCTGGTCATCCGGGTCACCAACACGCACTCCTCGGCCCACACCGTCACGCTCAAGGCCGGTGGGACCAACCCGCCTGCCTGGCGCAGTGGCCAGGGCGACCTGACCGTCTCGGTCCCGGCCACCACCGGAGTCGCCTTCATCGGCCCGGTCTCCAGCTCGCGCTTCCAGCAGGCGGGCGGCCTCCTCCACGTCGACATCGAGTCGGGTCACACCGGCACGATCACGGCGTTCAAGGTCCCCAGGGGGACCTGACGATGGCCGAGACCGCGTACTTCCGGGGCGAGGGCGGTCACGTGTGGGAGATGGATCTCCCGCTCAGTGAGGCCCACGCCCGCCGTGAGCAGGAGGGTGCGCTCGTCCGGGTCAATCAGGACGGGTCGCCCTACCAGGAGACCAGCGAGCCGGCTGTCCCCCAGATGCCCGCCAAGAGCGCCTCGAAGAAGGACTGGGTGGCCTACGCGGTCTCCCAGGGCGCTGACGAGGCCGAGGCGGAGTCCAAGACCCGCGACGAGCTGGCCGAGGCGTACGGGGACACGGAGCCCCAGTAGGGGGTGCACCGTGGCCTACGCCACCGAGCAGCAGCTCATCGACTACCTGGCCCCCGACCCGGCCCCGGCCAACGCCGCCAAGGTGCTCGACCGGGCCTCGGACGACATCGACGGCCTCCTGATCGGCGCCGTGTACGACACGGACGCCGACGGGATGCCGACGGATCCGAAGGTCCAGGCCGCTCTGCGCAAGGCCACTCTGGCCCAGGCGGAGTACCTGGTGAGTACGGGAGACCTCACGGGCGCCCAGCGCCAGTGGAGGAGCGTCCGCCTTGGCGACGCTGAGTACACCCGGGCCACGACGGGGACGGAGCCGGGGCGAATCGCCCCTTCCGCTCTCCAGGCGCTCCGCGTCGCGGGAGCCCTGAACCGCTGGGTGGTGACCTGGTGATCCCGGACATCACCTTCCTGCTGAACCGCACCGTGGAGGTGTGGCGGACCAGCCGTGTGGCGGACGGTGCTGGCGGCTACGTGGAAACGCGGGCCTACTCGCACGATCTGAAGGTCCGCATCTCCTCGGCATCCCTGCGGGAAAGGTCCCTGGCCCTCACCCAGGCGGGCGACACGCAGGGGGCGGCGGAGCTTACTCATGCCGTGTACGCCGCCGGACTTGCGGACATCCAGCGCGGCGACGAGTTGCGCGGCACGCGGTCCGGCCAGACCTACCGGGTCATCGCCACGCGGCACCCCTCCGTGGCAGAGGTCTACACGCGGGCCGACTGCGAGCTGATCGAGTCGGAGCCTTCGGAGGAGGGGAGCTGACAGTGCCGGACCCGATCTCGAAGTCCCCCCTCCTTCCGCTTCAGAAGGCCCTCTACGAGAGGCTGCGCGCGTCGCTGTCTGTGCCCGTCTACGACTTCGTGCCGGAGCCGGTCCGGGGCAACTACGTAGTCCTCGGGGAGGCCGTAGAGCGTCCCGACAACGTGCACGGCGCCTACGGCTCGGACATCCAGCACACCTTCCACGTGGTGGTGGACCGGGCGGGCTTCTCGGCTGCGCTGGCCATCGTGGACGAGATCTCCCAGGCGCTCGACCATCAGCCCCAGTCTCTTGCCCCCGAGGGCCACTCCGTCGTCAGCGTCCGCCGTGAACTGACCCAGACCTTCCGAGATCAGGATCCGAGGTATCGGCACGCGCTCGTCCGCTACCGCATCGTCACGGCGCAGAACGGTGGGGCGGCGGGATGAGCAGGAAGGCCGAGGACAAGCTCAGGACGGGCATCGCGCGGGCCCTGGAACGCGCCAGGGATGCCGTCCGGGAGCAGACCGAAACCACGGCCGAGCGCGTACGCAGCGCTGCCCCCGTCGACACCGGTGCCCTCCGGGGCAGCGTCACCGTCGAGCAGACCGCTGAGGGCGCCCGTCTCATCGTGGGCGATGGAGCCGTGGACTACGCCGAGTTCGTCGAGCGCGGCACCCGCCACATGTCCCCGCGGCCCTTCGTCGGGCCCTCTGTCTCGCAGATGCGCGAGGAGATCGTGGACGCGGTGCAGCGCGCAGTCAGCGGCGGGGCCAAGGGATGACTAGTACCGCCGGCTCCAAGAGTTGAGGACCAGACGTGGCAGCACTTCAGACCAACCTCGTGCCCATCGCATCCGGCATCGAGGACATCGACACCAGGCTCACCGCGGCCGCCTCCGGTGGGGACACCGCCGAGGTGGGGAGCGGCAAGTTCCTGATCATCAAGAACGGCGACGCGGGGGATCACACGGTCACCGTCGCCAGCCCGGGGACGCAGCGTGGTCTTGCCATCTCCGACGGCGTCTACGACGCACCGGCGGGCACCTACACGCTCGTTCCCCTTGCCGACGTATTCCGGGGCGCCAACGGCCGCGCCGCCATCACCTACGACGCCGTCACGTCCGTGACCGTGGGCGTCTTCGAACTCGGGAGCTGATCATGGCTGGTCAGGACGCATTCGGTACCCAGCTCAAGCGGGACTCGACGGGCTCCGGCTCGTACGTGGCCATCGCCAACGTCTCGGACCTGTCGGGCCCGAGCCGGTCCCGCGATGCCATCGAGGTCACCGCGCACGACTCCCCGGAGCAGTACCGGGAGTACGTGAAGGGCCTCAAGGACGGCGGCGAGGTCACGGCCACCATCAACTACGACCCGCTGAACACGACGATCTCGGCGCTCGACGGCGACTTCGAAGAGAAGGACCTGCGGAACTACCAGATCGTGATCCTTCCCGGGACCGCTGGTGAGCACACGTGGACGATCTCGGCGCTGATCACCGACCTCAGTGACGCCTTCCCGGTCGACGACCGAATGGAGCGCGAGGTCACTTTCAAGATCAGTGGCAAGCCCGACCTGGCGGCCACCGGGGCCTGAGCGCTCCGGTCTATCGAGAGGAATCCACCATGCCCTCCCTCAAGGACATGATCCGCAACGCCACCGACATCCAGGTCCAGCAGGACGTGGAGATCCCCGAGTGGGGTGTCACCGTCGACGTGCACGGGCTGCCCTCGGGCGACTGGGAGCAGTACCAGTCCAAGATGAACCGCGTCTCCCTCAACGCGGGCGGCACAAGCGGCAAGCCGGACGCCGAGTTCGTGATGCGCTCCAACAAGGCCGAGATCGTGGCCAAGGCGCTGCACGAGCCGGAGACCGGCGTCCGCGTCTTCCCCGACGTGCGTGAAGGTGTGGCCATCCTGTCGAAGCGGTCCGGCGGGATCATCGCCGGTCTCTTCGAGTTGGTGCTGCACCTGTCCGGTGGCGAGAAGGACTTCGTCACGAAGGTCAAGGACGCCGAGCGGGATTTCTCCGACGGCCAGAGCTGAGGATCCAGTACGACCTGGCCGTTGCCTTCCACATACCTCCGGGTGAAGTGCTGGATCGGTTCTCGGAGGAGGAAATGGCGCGCGTCGTCGCGTACCAGAACCTCTACGGTCCCCTGACGCCCGTCCGTATGGACCTGCTCATGGCACGTCTCGGAATGGACGTGGTGGCCCCTCACATGAAGCGCGGCCACAAGGCCGATCTGAAGGACCACCTCGTCACGTGGGACCGCAGGACCCGTCACCAGAAGACGCCTGAAGAGCTTCTGGCGACGATCAGGGGCATTCAGGAGGGGTTCGACCGTGGCGACTCTCGATGACATCCTGATCAGCGTCGGCATCCGGGATAACACCGGCGGCCCCTCGCAGCGCATTCAGCAGCGTATGGACTCCTTGGAGGAGTCCGGGAAGTCCCTGGGCAAGTCGCTCGCAGGCGCGCTCTCCCTTGGTCCTGCCCTGGCGCCGGCTGCCGCCGCAGCGGGAGCCCTGGCCTCTACGGTAGGCGGCGCGGCTGTGGCCGCCGGAGCGCTGTACGCGGCCATCATTCCGCAGGTCGGTGCCGTCTCCGACGCTTCCGCGGCGTACGACAAGTACAAGGACGCGGTGGCGGCCAGTGGCGCCAACAGCGAAGAGGCGAAAGAGGCCCTCAAGGCGTACCAGGACCAGCTCGCCTCGATGCCCGAGGCGACCCGGGCGGCCTCCAAGGAGTTCATCGGTCTCAAAGAGGACTTCAAGGGCTGGTCAGACAGCCTGGCCGGGGACACGATGCCGGTCTTCACGTCCGGCCTTCAGGTCCTGCGGAGGATCCTTCCCAAGCTGACACCCCTGGTGAAGGGTGCGGCGGCCATCTTCGGCAACCTCATGGACCGGATCAAGGGAAAGGTCGACTCTCCCGGCTTCGATCGGTTCATGGCGAAGATGACCGACTGGGCCCTCAACTCGCTTCAGAAGACTATCGACGGGCTCGTCTGGATCTCGGAGAAGGTCGCCGGGTTCGTCATGAGCGAGGGCTTTCAGCAGTTCCTCGACATGGGCGGAGAGTCCGGGCAGAACATCGCGGACATCCTCCAGAAGCTTGGCCAGTTCATGGCCGAGTTCGTCGATGCTGCTGGACCTCTCGCGGGTCTGTCCTTCTACGTACTCCAGGTGCTCGCGGACGCCCTCAACGCGATTCCTCGGGACCTGCTGGAGATCCTCGCTCCCACGATCCTCTCCATCGCGATCGCCATGCGACTGTGGAACGCGGCGCTGGCCATCTACGCCGCCTATCAGACGTTGGCGAACATTGCCGCCAACGGCTTCCCGGCGGTCTGGATCATGGCCGCGATCGTCGGACTCATCGCGCTCGTCGTCACCCTGTGGAAGAAGAACGAAACGTTCCGGCGCATCGTGACGGAGGCCTGGAACGCGGTGAAGCGGGCCGTGTTGAGTGTCGTCAACTGGTTCCGGGACAAGGCGTGGCCCTGGATGAAGGGCGTCTGGGACAGCATCGCGAACGGAGCGCGGAGCGCCGTGGAGGGCGTGAAAGAGACCTTCAACGACGTGGTCGACTGGTTCGGTCGGCTCCCCGGGCGCATCGCCGCTGCGGGACGCGGCATGTGGGATTCCGTTCAGGACGGCCTGAAGCAGGCACTGAACGGTGCGATCTACGTGATCAACCAGGGCATCTGGTTCATCAATGACAAGCTGATCGGCAACGCCAACCGGATCCCTGGCGTCGACATCCCGTTCATCCCCTACATCCCGTACCTGGCCAAGGGCGGAATCACCACCGGGCCCACGATGGCCATGATCGGCGAGGGGCGCGAGCAGGAGGCCGTCCTGCCGCTGAGCAAGCTCCAGCATCTGCTGGACACCAACGCAGCGACGGCGCTCGCCACAGCCCGTACGCCGCGTGTCGAGCCTGCGCAGACCCGCCTGCTGTTCGAGCTGCGGGGCGGCAGCCGGGCCTTCCGGGAGTTCTTTCAAGAGTCCGTGCGGAGCACCGCTGGCGGCGACGTCGTCAAGTTCGCGGAGGGGTGATCCATGGCCAGCCTGCCCCCGCCTACCTGGGCGGAGCTGTACTACGACGACACCTGGAACACGGTCACGGGCCTGCGCCAGACGTCGCCCATCACCGTCACCCGCGGTCTCACGTCGGAATCCTCGTCTGAGGCGGAACCGACGACGTGCACCTGCGACCTCGGCAACCGGGACAACCGTTACTCGCCCCGAAACCCCATGAGCCCGCTGTACGGAAAGATCGGGCGCAACACCCCGTTCCGGATGGGTTACGACGTGGGCTCACCTTGGGCCCGGATCCAGCAGGGCAGCGACATCAACTACGCGTCCCTGTTCGTCAACCCGACCCCGGCTCTGGACGTCACGGGCGACTTCGATCTGCGCGTCGACATCTCCAGTGACCGGTGGTCGGGCAAGCAGACAGTCGCCCAGCGCGCCGTGGAATCGACGAACAGCCGGGACTGGACACTCCAGCTCCTCCACAACCATCTGAGCTTCATGTGGTTCCCCGCCGGTACGTGGGACAGCCGCATCTACCACCAGTCGACCGTGCCGCTCAAGGCCTACACCGGCCAGCGCCTGGCTCTGCGCGTCACCCTGGACGTCGACAACGGCGCGGGCGGCCACGAGGTGCGCTTCTACACCGGCCGCACGGTCGACGACGAGGAATGGCAGCTGCTCGGCGATCCGATCGTGGGGACGGGCACCACCAGCCTCTACACCGGGAACGCGTACATGGAGTTGGGCGGCGGCTTCGAGTACGACTGGGACCCTGGCACGTCCGCGGTTTACCCCTTGCAGGGCAGGGCCTACGCCCTGCAACTGCGCGCCGGCCTCAACGGCACACCCAAGGTCGACATGAAGACCTCCCAGGCCGAGCCCGGAGCCAACGAGTTTGTGGACGCGACCGGGGTGACCTGGCATCGGGGCGGTGTCGCTGTCCTTACCAACCGGCACATCCGTATGACCGGCGAGGTGCCCGCCTGGCCGCCCACCCGAGACCTGTCCGGCAACGACAACCTCGTCTCGATCGCGCCGACGGGAATCACGCGGCGAATGAACGCCGGGAACAAGCCCCAGGAGTCCGCGCTGCTCAGGTACATCAGGGCGCGCGGTCCGATCGAGTGCTGGCCTCTCACGGATGGCGTGGACGCGAAGGCCGCCAGAAGCATGCTCGGCGGCCGGGACATGCTGAACGGGCCGGGCGAGGTGAAGGCTCCCCCGACGTGGGCGGGCGGAACGCTGGCGGACTGGATCGAGCCCGTCATCGCTGTGAAACCGGACATCTACGGTGGGCTCGTCGGCTACACGCCCCGCCGGTCGAGTGTCGGCTCCAAGCTGCATGCGGACGTGTACCTGACCGGGGCCGCACTGGCGGGGTACTGGCACTTCCGTATCTGGGACACGGGCGCTGGCACCAACGCTTCCCCTCAGCGCGGCATCATCATGATCATGGGTGCCGACCTCAACCAGGCCACCCTGATCAGCCACGCGGAGATGACCGACTCCAGCTCCGAAGCGCTCATCGGCAACTTCTCCCCCATCGGGATCTTCGACGACCAGCCGCACCACGTGCGGCTGACCGTGGACCTCAACAGCCCCTTCGTGTGGCTGTATGTCGACGGCGTGGAGAAGGCCGCCGGTGGTCTGAGCATCAACATGCGGCCGCTGAGCCGCATCGAGGTGGGCTGGGGCACGTCCAGCGCCGACCGGGCGGCCGGATTCATCACCTACTGGGGCGAGGACGCCCCGACTGCCGCCGAGATGTACTCCGCGCTCATGGGGTTCCAGGGCGAGGCGGCCGGGGCCCGGATCGAGCGACTGGCCACCGAGTCCGGATACACCGTGTCCGTGGGCGGGGAGACCACCTTCCAGCAGCCCATGGGCATTCAGGAGCAGGCGAGGCTGCTGGAACTGCTGAACGAGGCCAACCAGACCGATTTCGGGTACTTGCTGGACGCCCGGGATCGGGCCGAGGTGATCCAGCGGGGCGGCTCCACGCTGTGGAACCAACCCCCCGCACTGGTGCTGGACTACTCGGCGGGCGTGATCGGAGCCCCCTTCAAGCCGGTCGACGACGACAAGCTCACCGAGAACGACGTCAGCGTGAAGCGGGCTTTCGGCAGCGTCGCGGCACAACACGTCCTTGACGAAGGGGAGCTGTCCGTCCAGGACCCGCCGAATGGGGTGGGCCGCTACGACAACGAGTACACGTACTCGCTGGCGACGGACCGGCAGGCCGACCACGTCGCCTCCATGCGACTGCACCTGGGCACCTACAACGGCGTCCGGTACACCAGGATCACCCTGAACCTGGCCAACCCGCGCGTCTTCGCAGTGATCGACGACATCCTCCGCATCGATGTCGGCGACAAGATCCGGCTGACCAATCTCCCGGCGGATCACGGGCCGGATGCGGTGGACGTCCTCGTGCACGGCTACGAGGAGGAGGCCGGGCCGGACGCCTGGACGATCACCTTCAACTGCCGACCCGGCGAACCGTGGACCACGGGAGTGGCAGACGGCATCGACAGCCGGGCGGACACCGACGGCAGCGAGCTGGCGGTCGCCATAGACGCCGACGACACCACCCTGTCGGTCACGGTCACCGGCGAACGGACCTGGACGACCGACCCCGCGGACTTCCCGTTCGACCTGCGAGTGGGCGGCGAAGTGATGACCGCGACCGGTATCAGCGGGACGACCAGCCCTCAGACGATCACCGTTGTCCGGTCCGTCAATGGTGTCTCGAAGGGCCACGAGGCGGGCTCCGACGTGCGGCTGGCCACCCCCAACTACGCGGCCTTCTAGGAGGCGATGTGACCAACTGGCTCGGCGGGATGCGGACGACAGCGGACCGCCTGTACGAGAGCGACCTCATCGGCCGGCTCGTCTTCCTCGCCAACCGGAACGCCAACCAGTCCATCTCCTCGGGCGGCGACACGTCGGCGAACGCGCTGAAGTGGGACGCGGTGGACCTGGACGTACTCGGCGGCTGGAAGGTGGGCCAGCCCACCCGCTGGACCGCTCCCAGGGCCGGGTGGTGGACCTTCCAGGGCGCCGTCGGCTTCAACAGCTCGACCGGTGGCACGGTCCGGGAGTGTTGCTGGTACGTCAACGGCGGCTTGATCTCCATGGGCCGCTCGCACCCGATCAACATGTCCTCGATCGCGTCCGGAGCGCTGACCGTGGACGCCCGCTCCATACCGCGGCTGATGGCCGTCGGCGACTACGTCGAACTGGTGGCGGGCCAGAACTCCGGCTCCGCACTGGACACGGCCACCGGCTCCTACCGGCCGTACATCTCGATCACCTACAGCGGGCCCCCATAGCCGACCGTTCCAAGCGGCTCCCTTCGGGCTCCCGGGTCGATCACCTCTCCCCCGGCCCGGGAAACTCCTGGGTGTGGTTCGCCCTGGTATCGGGCTCCAACAATTCTGAACGTTGGTGCGGGGGTCGGGCTATCGTCCTCGCATGGCCCGTTCCTGTGTGTTCTGTGGTGGTGCGCCTGTCACCAACGAGCACGTCTATCCTCGGTGGCTGGCCGAAGGCTTCCCCGAGAAGATGCGGACCGGCCGCGCCATCCTGGGCTCCTACTCCGACAAGAGCAGCTTCCGACGCCACTCCGGGCGCATATTGACGGCGCAGGTCAAGGCGGTATGCGAGCCCTGCAACAGCGGCTGGATGAGTGCCCTCGAAGGACGCGTCAAGCCGTATCTGCTGCCGATGATCAAGGGCCAGATCGTCGAGCTGCCGCCTGGGGCACAGGAGGCCCTGGCCACCTGGACTGTCAAGACAGCCCTGATGTGCCAAGTCATGCTGCCGCAGGACGAGCCGAACCTTCCGGCTGAACTCTTCACGGATCTGTACCGCGACCGCCAGCCGGCTGAGGAGATGAAGGTGTTCTGCGGCTACATGATGCCGCCGCAGTACCTCAACGGGCCGAGCCCCATGGAGAACCGTTCCGTCCCTCGCACGATCCGCCAGCGAAGGGCAGACGGGAGCGTGTTCGAGGCCTGGGCCACGGTGGTGACCATACGCATCGGCTACGCCGTCGTTCAGCTCGTGAGCGCAGGGCCCAAGGGGCTGCGGTATGAACTCGGATTCGAAGGCTCCTACGTAGAGCCCTTGTGGCCTGTACGGGAGACGTTCTCCTGGCCTCCTCGCGCGCTGAAGACCCTCAAGGAGTTCAACGTCTTCGCCGACCCGATCAGGCAAGTGGGTCAACGGCTCCCCGAGTAGCCGTTGCAGCGGAGGCGGTTGATCTCTGAAATCGATCGCCCTGTACTACAGACCCCGCTACCGTCCCCTCATGGACGATTCGCTCTCGTACGAGAGCCTGTTTGCCGGGGCCAGGAAGTTCGCCGGGCTGGCGTTGCAAGCCCACCGTGACGGGGATGACGAGGTATTCGTCCTGCACACCGGTGTCAGCGTCGAGCGCCTGATGAAGGCAGCCCTGGCCAGGACCAACCCAGTGCTTCTGATGGAGACCGGCGCCGTCAAGGACGACCGTGTGCTTCTGCACTTCGCGGGCCTCCGGCCGTACGGGGAGCGGATACGCACCGTCAGCGCCTCCGCAGCCCTCGCCCGCATTCGTTCGGCGGGATGGCTGACTAAAGATCCAGAGTTGGACGGCCTGATCGAGCTGCGCAATGGAGTCGTCCACCTCGGGCCAACGGAATCGGAAAGCGCGGACGTTCTGGCGACATTCGCCCGCACGACCAATTCATTGCTGACCCACCTCGGTACTGACCTTGATGAGTACTGGGGCGACTGGCGGCCGCTGATCGGCATCTCCCTCAACGATCAACTCGAAAGAGTCGAACGTGACGTCAAGAGGCTCGTTGAACAGGCTCGGCATCGCTACGCAGAGCGGATTAGGCGGCTTCCAGACGCGGCGGTACAGCTCCTGAGGGACCAGGCGGCAATCGGACACCTCGCCGGATTCCCGACTTCTACTGAGGGCGCCATCATCTTCGGCCGGCTCGTCTGTCCTGCATGCGAAAACCCCCACGCGATCGCACTATTGGTCGCAAGACGCCTGGGCGATGCTAGTCGTGCTGAACGTCGTGCCGCGTACGCAGGGTACGGATGCAGCCTGTGCGCATTGCCACTGTCGACCATCGAACAGATGGACGCGACCGGGGTCGACATCATGGACGTGAGGCTGCCCGACCGCCCACTGTCAGTGATCGAAGCCGAGTTGAGCGACTGGTTGGCGGCCATGAACGCGAAGACGGCGGCCGAAGCACAACCTCCATCACCGAAGGCTTCTTGAGTAACAGCCCAAGGCCCCTGCTGACCGGCCGGGGCCACGTTCCACAAACCGATCGCGCCTGTACTACAGGCGCGGTTACTGTCCTGACATGGACGATTCGCTCTCGTTCGGGAGCTTCATGGGAGGCGCGAAGAAGGTCGCGCACAGGGCGATGGACGACCACGCTCGTGGTGATTACGACGAGTTTGCGCTGCATGCCGGTGTCGCCATCGAGAGACTCGCCAAGGCCACCTTGGTCAAGAGGAACCCGATCTACATCGTCGAGATGCGGGGCAGCGCAGAGATGCTCTTCCACATGGGAGGGCACCGCAATGCGGACAGGGTACGAACCATCGGCGCTGGTGAGGCAATCGCTCGTCTTCGGACGCTCGGGGTCCTGACAAAGGATCCGCAGTTGGATCAACTGATCGATCTCCGTAACGGCGTCGCGCATACAACAGGCGGGGGAGAGGCCAAGTCCCTCTTGCCGACGTTGATCCTGACCGTTCAGTCCCTGATCGAAGATGTTGACGGATCGCCGCGCCGCTTTTGGGGCCGGTGGAACAGCGCTGTCCTCATGGTCGTAGACGAGAAGCGCAGCCAGGTCTACCGCGACGTGCAACTCCGGATTCGCCAGGCCAGGCATCGCTTCGAGGACAAGTTCGTGGACATGCCCGACGAGGCCAAAGAGCGCGTACTCTCCACGCCGCCTCCGGACCAGGGGAAGTTCTGGGTTGGCGACTTGACCCTCGTGAACGGGAATGATGTCGTGCTCGTCACAGCTCAGGTACCGTGCCCCGCTTGCACTGGACCATCCATGATGACCCTCGTGCCCAGCGAGACAACCACCACTGGCACGGCCCTCATACCGGATGGATTCATCTGTCACCTGTGCGGCCTGCATTTGAAGGGTGGCGAGGAGATGGTCGCCTGCGCAGGGCTGGCCAGTCTCCCCCGGACCGTGTCGATACCGCCCCTGGCCGTTGCCCATGAGATGCGCTCAGACGTCCGCATGGGTGAGACCCGCACGGGCTGACACCCCACCTGAAGCCCCGGCTCCCCGGCCGGGGCTTCCGCATGTCCGAACCCGCGCACGGATCCCCCTGCGCATACCCGCAAGGAGGTCCTCTTGACACCTGAGCTGATCCAGGTCCTCGCCGCAGCCGAGGAGACGGGCGGCGGTCCCGACGTCGGCAAAATCCTCGGCCAGTTCGCCCAGTACGGCGTCGTCGGCCTGATCGTCGTCCTGCTGATCATCGGCGTCATCGTCCCGAAGTACGTGATGAACGCCCTCACGGCCGAGAAGGACAACTGGCGCACGGCGTTCGAGGCGGAGCGGGCGGCCCACCAGGTCACCCGGGAGCAGCTCGCGAAGGCCGAGGAGCGCGGGGATGTCGCCACCGAACAGGGGAAGGCGATGACGAGGCTCCTCCAGGAGCTTGGCCATCAGCCCCACCACGTCTCCGGGAGCGCCTGATCATGTGGGCCTTTCACCACGCACAACCGTCTCCCGAGTCGGAGACCGCGCTGAGGGCCGCCGAGAAGTCCCTCCAGCAGGCGAAGGCCCACCACCCCGAGGTCGAGGCCAAGTGCCGTGAGAGCCGGCGGGTGAAGGAGCAGCTCCAGCGCATCGTCTTCGGGCAGAGGCCCTCCGCGGCCTCCTGACCCACCCCTAGAGCGGCCCCTCCGGTACACCCCCCTCCGGAGGGGCTTCCCCTTTCCTCAGCAGCCCCCTCCGGGTAACGCGTCACGGCACCGGAGGGGGCTTTCGCATGCCCTCGTGCAAGGAGCCCCCCGTGTCCACTGGCCCTCAGCGCTACCCCGGCGCCAGCACCGCGTACTGGTACCAGAACCGGTTCGGCGGCGACCTTCAGGAGGTCAACGTCGTCGTCCTCCACACCACGGAGGGGACGAACCTCCCTTCGTACGACGGCGGCGCCTCGGCCCCCAACCTCACCCTGGCCCCGGACTTCAAGACCAAGCGGCTGAAGGCCTACCAGCACTTCGACTTCGACCGCTCCTCGCGGGCCCTGGTGAACCTCCGGGGCGGCGTGGAGACGAACACCTGCAACGTCACCCAGGTCGAGCTGGTGGGCACCTGCGACCCGGCGACCCACTCGAAGTGGAGGAAGGCCGGGTACGCGTACATCTACTGGCCCGAGGCGCCCGCGTGGGCCCTCCAGGGCGTGGCCGATCTGCTGGCCTGGGCCCACAAGAACCACGGCGTCCCGCTCACCGGCCCGAAGACCTGGAAGGCCTACCCGGCCTCCTACGGCTCGGGCAACGGCGTCCGGATGTCCTTCGCCCAGTGGAACTCCTTCAAGGGCGTGTGCGGCCATCAGCACGTCAGCGAGAACCTTCATGGCGATCCCGGAGCCCTGGACTTCGCCCGCATCCTGGAGCTGGCGAAGGCCTCGGGGACCCAGCCGGCTCACCCGACGTACGAGCCGTTCCCCGGCGCCTCGTTCTTCATGAAGGGCTCGAAGCCCGCTCTGGGGAAGTCCTCGCCCGTCTTCACCGCCATGGGCAAGCGCCTGGTCGCGGAAGGCTGCGGCCTGTACAGGGTCGGTCCGGGACCCGTCCTGGGCCAGGCCGACGTCGCCAGCTACGAAAAGTTCCAGCGCAAGCTCGGTTTCACCGGATCGGATGCCAAGTGGCCGCCCGGCCCGACCTCGTGGGCAAAGCTCAAGGTCCCGAACGTCTGACTCTCGTACTCTGCTGGTGGTGTCTCTCTGGCGAGAACACTGACGCCCCCGGTCTCCCTCGTGGAGATCGGGGGCGTCTTCGTCGTTTCCCGGGCAGAATGCCCCCGTGGATGCGGGAGTTGCGGCTGTCCTGGGTGCGGCCATCGGGGGAGGCCTGGCGGGACTGACGGCCATCGGGACGGGCTGGTTCGCTCTGCGGGTCGCTCGCCTTCAGGTGACCTCACAGGAGTCTGAAGCAGCGCGCCAGCGCCGCTTCGAAGCTCTTCAGGAACGCCGAGTACCGCGACAGAAGGCGTATGAGGAGTTCATCGACGTCGGGCATCGAATCCAAGACCTCTTCGAGAACATGCCGGAATGGTCTACGCACAAGCACCTCTGGTCAGAGCTGAGCCAGCGGGCCGCCACAGTCGCCGTAGTCGGTCCAGACGCGGTGGCTGAAGCCGCCGAGGCTGCCTTGCATGCATTCACTCTGGCGTTGATCCGCCACGGACGCGATGACCACGCTGAACACACCGACATCGTGGGTCCGATGCAGAACTTTGCCGCTGCCGCCCGCCGTGCCCTGGAAGACGACGGCAACCCCGAGCCGGTTGTCAGTCCTCCAAGTCGATGACGAAGTCCACCGTGGTCGGACACCGCGCAAGCTAGGCGCCACCTACTTCTCAACCTGAACGGTAGATTCCGGACAGGTAACGCCCGCGCCCAGCCGTACGGTGTTGACCGTGAACGTCCCGATGGGTGACGGTCATAGAAGTCTGTAGAAGCCAGGCGAGTAGGGGAGAGCCATGACGCTACGGTTCATCGCGAAAGACCCGAACACCAACGGCGACAACTGCCCGACGGTCTGGGTGGATGAGAGGACGAAGGACCTGGTCATCCAGGGCTGGAAGGTGGACGACGAGACGGAGCGGGAGTGCCTGGAGACCGGAGGCATTCCCGACACGGAAGCGGTGGTCCGACTCCCCGCCCGCATGATGGCCGCGATCAGGGAGGCATGTGATGTCGCAGACGGTGCCTCCGTTCGCTGA